GCTGTTAACTCAGCCTCTGCGTCAATGTTGTGGAATGCAGAAACGTCTTGTGCCAACTCTGGAGACCATGTTGCACGAAGCTTTCTCTCCTCAACTGATACAGTTACTGAATCCAACTTGAATGAAACCTCACCGATTTCAGTCTCAAGCTCAAGAGAATCGTACTGTGCCCAAGCAATCTTGAACAAAGACTTGATGTTCTCCTTAGTTGCAATCTCATCGATAGTACCGCCAGTTGTCTTAACAATCTCTGCGTCAAGAGCTGCTGCGTCAACACCAACATAACCATCGATTGTACCTGCCTGCTGTACTACTGGTTTAGCAAGGTCAAGCTCGATATACATCTTACCCTCTGCATCGCAAGCTGCACCGTATTCTACGATACCCTTACCATACTTCTGAGTAACAACTCTGAATGGAACAGACTCAAACTTACGGAAAGCTGCGGTCATAACGCTCTCTGAACCAGGAACGTTAGCTGCTGCGAATTCCTTCTGAGTGATAACCTTCAATGAAGCAAGGAAACCTTCAGTGTCCATTTCGTTACCGTCAGGACCAGTCAACTTACTTGCGTTGAATGAAGAGAAACCATCAATCTCAAGGATAACGTTACGAACTGTACCGTCAAATCCACTCTTGAAGTACTGGTTCAAGTTGTCAGCACCGAATGGGCGAACACCACCAGGAGTCAAGAATACTGGGATAGCCTCACCAACCTTGATAGTTACCTTACCCTTTGAGTTGTCATACAAGAAGTCGTTGTAGAACAAGTCATACAAACTCTTCTCGAAGTACTGAGTTACCTCTGGACCTGCTTGACGAAGTGCAGTTACACGAAGACCCTCAGCCTCTGCACGTGCCTTAGCTGCCTCGAAATCAGTTGCATCCTCGATAGTCTCGTTCAACTGTGGGATGTACCATGAGTTCTTGTCAAGCTCGTTGATAGTCTCGTCTGGGAGATAATATCTTGGCTCTACACGGCCTTCCTTGTTACGGTTAACCCTGTCATAGCCCATAAGACCCTTATGACGACCAGTTGTGCCATCGATGATGTCACCAGGTGTTGCACCAGTTGCGTCTGCTGGAAGCTCCCACTCTCTCTCTGAAGTAACAGGAAGAATGAAGAACAACTTACCAACTGGAAGGTTCATAGCCTGTACTGATACGATGTCATTAGCAAGAAGCTTGCTGAATACACGTCTAATAATAGGGAAAACAACGGTCTCGAATGAACCACTGTTGTCTGAAGCAGTAGCCTCGTAAATCAAGTGCTTTGCCTCATTCTCATACAATGTAGCAACATTCTCTCTGATTCCATCAGGCAAACCTTCGGTGAAACCGAGGTCATCCCAACGCTTCTGAATGCTCTCACGTATCTGCTGTTGTGCGTTGTACTCAATGTTACCAATCACACCACTTGATAAAAATTCTTTCATATAGATAAATGAATTATTTTACTTAGTTATTTTTTATATAAATATACACAAAATCTGAAAAGTTATATTATCTCATCATTCTGTGCATCAAATCAAGAGAATCTAACAAATCCTTTGACTTGTAGATTGGAGTCTCGTTGATTTTCTGTGAACCCTCAACTGTAAGAGCCTTGTCCTCAGTGATGTTCATTTTGTTGGTCTTCTGAAGCTCACGGCTGATGGTCTCGTAAAGTGCTGCTGAAGCTTCAACAGTCTTACCCTCAGTCTTGAATCTCTTGATAATCTCCTTCTTCTCGTCTTGAGAAGTTGTGTTCTCAGATACCAACTTGATAATCTGTGCAAGATTATGGTTAGTTACAGATACCTTCTTCAACTGCTCCATAAGGTCGGTCAATGTAGTCTTAAGCTCCTTGTTCTCCTGAAGAACAGCGTTTGCTCTCTTCATGAAGCTCTCGTTTGCAATACCTTGGTCGTACTCGCCCTTGGTTGAAACGTGATGTTGGTTCATTGGAGAATTCTTCTTAGCCTTCTGAGGATTGTGAGACTTAGTACCCATCATTCTACCATGAGCACCCATTCTGCCTCCGCACTCAGCAGCAGACTCCTCAAGATTCTCTTCCTCTTCAAGTTGCTTGCCCTTACCAGCGTTGAATGGCTTATCTGCCTTATTTTTCTTACCTGGGTATCCAGACCAAGGCTTACTGTCGCCCTTTGGTACGCCTGCATCCCAATCGTTTACATTTTTACCTGGCTCTGACATACCTGGATTTGTCATTACATCCTTTTTCTGATAATTGTCAGTGTAGCCTACATTTGAGTCATATTCCAATACCAACTCAAACATTCTTTCTGTTGATTCATTCATATCATCCATGTCATTATTAAAATCATCTTCTGCACCGAAATCATCAGCACCTTCAACATCGGCAACTGCTTCGTCACCGCTTGGTTCAGATGCTGCAACACCAGTTGCTTCGCCACTGTCGCCAAGATTGATTAAGTACTCAGCTCCAGTTTCATTGTCTTGAATGTTTACATTACCACTCTCGTCCTTGTGAACAAGAATCTGGTCATCATTCTTCATTAATTTGTAAACCTTTACGATTTCCTCGTCTTCCGCATTTGTAAAGTCATACTCATCGTCTGATACCTTATACTTGTCAAACTCTGCCCATTCATCGCCACCTTCACCTTCAGCAGCACCATCAGCTGGCTCCTCAGCAGCAGCACCATCTTCAACAGCTGGTTCACCACCCTCTAATTCGCCACCTTCAGGCTCTCCACCTTCAGCGTCCATTCCAGCGTCTGCGGTTGCTTGACCATCGTCTGCAACATCGCTAGATTCTGCATCATTTGTAATATCAGAACTAGTATCTTCCACTTCACCCTCTTCGTAGTCCTTGTTATCATCCTCAGACAACAACTTGGCATATGTATCACGCACAGCCTCGCCCAAAAGAGCTTTGACTGCACTTTCAGTATTTTCCTTCAAAGAATTTGCGAGTGTGTTGTAATCCAATAAAGATTCCCTAACTACTTTGCTTCTAATATTTTTACTCATTTAGAAAATAAATTTAATACATTATTTTAATTATAAATATAGCAAAAATACCAAAAAATTTCTACAATGCATTAAAATAATACAATTTAGACATTTTATGGTTTGCATTTATATTGCTAATATATAAATATTTAGAAAAGGAGAAATATTTATTAATAAAAAATAATAATGATGAAAAAGGCTGAATTAGAGATAATAAAGGAAGGTAAGACTGGTCATGGTATACTCATCGAGAATGATGGATACATGTATATCAAGAATGCACAGAAGATTACCGAATCAATGGAAGCTGGTGAATGGAACGTTCCATATCCATTTATCGTAGATGCTGTATTTCAGAAATTTGGAGTAAAGAATGCAAATGGCAGAATATATCCTGAAACTGTTTTGAAGAAACAAGTTGAACTCTACCAAAAGAAAATACAAGACAGTAACGCAATAGGTGAATTGAATCACCCAGCAGAATCAACAATCGACTTGGGTAGAATCGCAATCAACATCGTTGAACTTCACTGGGAAGGTAGAACACTTGTAGGAAAGCTTGCAATCAACACATCATACGGATTCAGAAAATACGGTATCGTAGGTACACGTGGTGACGAAATGGCTAACCTTCTCATAAACGGTATCAAGATTGGTGTATCTTCAAGAGGCGTAGGTTCAGTTGAACAGAAACTTGGACAATACATAGTTGGTGATGACTTTGAACTTATCTGTTGGGACGTTGTATCAGACCCATCAACTCCAGGTGCTTGGGTAGGTCAAGCAGAGGAACTTCAACAGTATGTCGAGACCAATACAACAAAGAATGAAAAACCATCCATAAACGAGAAAATAAGCAAAATCAAAAACATCCTTAACTCATGAAAAAAATAAGACTAAGAGAGGAAGCACTAAGGAAACTCATAAGGGAAATGGGTGGTGTTTACCCAGATGGACAAGTTGACATGTTCTTCGACCAAGATGGAGTTGACGAATATCGTTCATCTGCAAACGGAAGAGCCATTGAAGCCCTATTGAGAGCCGAAAAGGAATGTGGATGGGAACACTCAGCAACAAAGGATATGGGTAAGTACATAGAATACGTTTGCTATCCAAGCAGTGATTACATGTCAAAGGATAGAAAGACATTTATTGATACGATAATGAGATATGCACCAATAAAGGACAATATCAACATCATATGCCAGCGCAACTCATACACAAAGGTAATAAATGTCAGAATAAAGAATATATAAAAAGCGAGACTAAAATAGCCTCGCTTTTTTTGTTTATCTCATTGGTGGGAAATCATCGTAATTTGCATTGGTATCAATTCTGTCCAATATCCTCTCCTCTGGCCAATCATCATGACCATTTTCAATGTCATCAGTGTAATTGTCATAGTGAGTTGGGTCTCCATCCTCACCCTTTACACTCCAGTCATGCTCGTTTGACATACCATCAAAAGGTGTGCTATGCTGACCTTCAAATGGTTCGTAATTGTTCATCACTTCATCGTTCTCACGCCAGTCATTTCCAAGAACGTCTTCCCTTATTATCCTCTTAACTGTCCTTGCAACCAAGCCACGCAAGTCAGATTCTGTCATTCTTATAATCTTTTTCATATATGTTCAGTTTTTTTTATATAAATATCAAGTTACTTGCGTTTCTCAATGGAGAAATCATTTTCCTTGAACATATATACCAAATTGTTTGCAATCGTGCTTACCTTGCGATTTAACATGTCCTTCAAATCGCCAAGCTGTTTCTTGTTCTTCTCATTCTGTCTGAGGTAAAAGTCAAATGACAAGAACTTCTTCTCATTAGGATTTATATTATCAACATTAATGTCAAAATCCAATATATACTTATTGTCAAAATTTATTTCATCAATAAAGAAGGTCTTTATATTCCTTCTCATTTCCTTCTCAATATTTGAAATAATATCACCATAGTTCATGGCTCTTAATGGGGATACCCAGCATTTTCCACTGACATAGACCACTTGTGGGTTGTTTCTGTTAACTGTACCATACTTTAATGATATATGCTTGCACACATCCAATTTATATTCTTTATTAAGCCTCTTCATAACAAATTAATTTACTTTTAAAATATAACAAAAAAATTCGTAAAATCAAGACCTAGAAATAAAAAAGATGAACTTTAATTAGTTCACCTTTTATTATCGTATTAATCTAATTATTTCTTGTGCTTGTTCTGGTTTTATATCAAATTCATAATATTCTCCATCTTCATCAGACCATCCAAAGAATTCAGGCACACCATCTTTGCGAAGATGGTATCCAAGTCTATATAGCTTAATTCCATCAATAATACCATTAAAAGCAGCATCACCGCCTTCAACAAATCTATACTCATTAAAATTTCCTGAGTCATCATCGAAGTCGCTTGAATTCTTTATTGTTTGAACCAATGCCATTAATGGGTCAGAATTTTGTGATTGATTGTCTGCTTGTAACATTTCATATGTCTTTTCAAGACGATGAACAAATAAATTGAAGTCAACACCATTATTGAACAATTCTCTTGCAAGGTCAGAAGGGTCTATTGGGAATTCTTGCCCTTCTTTTAACACTCTTTTTACAGATTCGTTAACTATTTTATGTAAATCACTTTCGGTAAGTCTTATAAGTTTCTTTGTCATAATCTATATGTATTTTCTTTATAAATATTAATAGATACAAAAAATGCAGCCATTTCTGACTGCACTTTCTCTTACTTTGTTAATTTCTCAAGCTTGCTAATAATATCCCCAAGCTGTTGGACGGTGAATACGTTTTTTGACAAGCCGTTATTAAGCAGTCTCTCGTACACACCTTTCAGGGCTTCGCTGCATTTCCTCATGGTCTGCAAGTCATCACCCCAATAAAAATGTTCATTTACCATGCACTTACTATTTAGATAATTATTTATTACTTCCGCTACAATGTCCTTCATAACTCTTAATCATCCATCAATATATCCCTTATTTCCAATAACTTCGCAATGTCCTTTACAATGTTGTTCTTATCGAACTTCATTTCACTGAGCTGGTCGCTCAAACCCTTCAACTCAACGTTCTCTGCGTCTTCCTTCAACATGTCGTTAATCTTCTCAAGGCACTCGTTCTTGAACTTGTTGAAAAGCTTTTCCTTCCTCTGCTCTGCGATTGGGCTACGCCAGTCAGTAATCTGCTGTACGAATGAAATCTCAGACTCTGTAAGGTTCTCCTTCAACTTCTCCTCAAACTCACGGATAAGTTCATCGGCATCCTTGCCAGTTTTCTTGTCCTCCTTGTGGGCATCCATCCACTTGCAAACCTCATTATAGCTTTCAATGAGTTCAATGGTATTGTCGGAATTCCTCTTGGTTGTCAAAATGACATTACCATTCTCGTATAGCTTCATTGAATCCTCATCAACAAAGTCAGATGGTTTAACACCACTCTCAATCATAACCTTCCTGAGCTTTCTGTTAGATGCCTTGACGGTCTTAGGGTCAATGTTCTCGCAGACAATCTTTGCCAATGTTTCCAACACTTCCTTTGACTTTGCAGTGTCAGCAACCTTGCCATTATACTTCTCCTTTAAAACATTGTAGAAACTGAACTGACTCTTTAGGTTCTTGTCCTCCTTGATGGTGTTTATAACGTTCTTCACAGCCTTCTTGTTCGTCTTGATAAGGGTTGGAAGCTCACTCTCGAAAATGTGGTTCAACACACCGAAATTGGTGGTGTTCATTTCATTCATAAGCTCTTGCTCATGTTTATGGTCTTCAATTGCCTCATCCAACATCTGCTTAACGTATTCATAAGCCTTGTAATCGTCTTTCTGCAACGCCTCAGACATTATTGTGATGTAATTTGAAAACTCCTCTTGATACTTGTTATTCTTCATATCCTTATTATTTTCTTTTATAGTTTGTTTAGGTTCTTTCTCTTCTTGATGTATTAATGAATTATATTGTGCGATTGTCATATTGCCCAATTTTGCAGTTTTAGTTGCTAATGTAGAATTAGGTCTATTATACTCTTCTAAGATGGTTATTATCCACTCTGGAACAGTATCCTTAAAATCCTTTTCCATTTTGTATTTATCCCTTGTCTCATTGGCAACTATTCCCTTATTGATATAATCAACCACATTGATTGTCTGGTCGGATATTTCATCAGTTAGCCATCTTTCATCATACCAAGATGGCACAATGTATGCCAAATTCTTCCATTTATCTACACCGCCCATTAAGTTGAGTAAATTCTCAAGGGTAGTTGAAGAAACCCTATTCCACGTGGTTATTATACCAGCATCAACAAAAACACGCCCCTTAAAAGCTGCGCTAGTATAGATAGAAGACCTTATCTCTGATATTTCATGTTCTCCAATATATTCTGAACCAATAGCTTTACCAACTATTTTTTCAGCAATTTCTTTACATATTTCTTGATGGCAAACATCAGTCTTGTATATAAATTCCTTGCCGCCATTCAATGCTGTTTGGAAGTATCCAAATGAAATTACATTCTTTGACTTATAGTCAATAGACCTAATAAGCTCACTAGGAGATTCATCATCATATTCATAAATTGTATCTGGGTCTCCCTTGAAGAACTCATCAATCCTCTGTCTGTTCTCTTGATAAAGCATTGCGTTTCTCTGAGCCAAACTTGCCCATCCTTCTTTCTCTTTCCTTGACTGCCATGTTTCAGCTGGTTGATTGTAGCTTCTTATTAAGTCAATAACCTTTTTATCTATGCGGAATGGTTTATTAATATAATCATCTGGCTTATCATCACCTTTGTAATTGCTTTCTATGTATTCCAAGACAGTCATGTTTTCCATGTTATTGCTTTGTTCTTCTTCAGTAACAAGTATGTACTTACTAGGGTCTATGCCTAACTTATCAACGGTCTCCTTTACTATCTTAGAACTTGGTGTGTACCAAAATGCCATTATGTTTGGGTAATTGGGTTTATCCAAATTCCAAATTCTGCCCAAACCATATGCCTTATCATAACATTGGTCTGATACGAAATTAACATAGGATTCATACTTTTCCATTATCTGTCCTAACGCATTCCCAAACAGTTTTTTTGCAGCTTTGTTAGCAATTGATTGATGTGTCCATTCTCCAGTTAAGAATTCATATCTATTATCAATACTTACTGGAAAAAATCCAAAGCATGTTGCAATTTCACCATCATCCCAATGCCAAGTTATATGTTTATCAGTATCATATACCGTATCTGGGCTTCCTTCGAAATATTCTAGTAACTTACGCTTTTCCATTAACTCATTATTTCCTATAAATATCATTATAACCCAAAAAGCGTGACACTCAATGCGCCACGCCTTTTTATATTATTCGCCATTGTCAACGAACTTGCCAAGAGCGTTAATCATCTTGTCGAATTCCTCATTGATGAACACTGAATCGCTGTCATAGACATCAGCACGCTTGTATTCGGTTTCAGTCCTTCTAGTATCATGTTCTGTCAATGTAGACAAATAGTTGTTGAACATTTCATCTAACTTATTGCTCTGTTCCTTAATCAATGGTTTGTTCTTGTACCTTGATTCCATTGGTGCGTTAGGGTCATTTCCCATGTCAGATGTTGGCATAGAACCTTCTGCTCCACCCATTACGATTGTGTCATCACCTGGGCCTCCTACATCGCCCATGTCGCTAGCCATGTCTGGTGAATCTCCCATTGGAGGAGGTGGTGCGCCTCCACCACCCATAGCTCCACCGCCACCGTCCATGCCACCTTGACCTCCTTGCATGTCATCCATGTATTCGGCTCCTGGTTCGCCATAGATTCTATCAACGGTGTCGAAGATACCAGTCTTCTTGATAATCTGCGTTGTCTTCTCAAGTTCAGCAGCAATACCCTTCTCAAGACGTATTTCCTCAAGGTTCTCCTTGATTTCCTTCTCAGACCACTTCATAATCTGCTTCAATGCACGAGTCTGTGACATAACTGGTAGACCATTACCTGGGTCTGATACTGCGTCTCTAACGGCATCAATCTTCTTCTGCATGTTTTCAATCTCAAGCTGTTCTGCTTGTGTTGATGGGTTATTCATAGACAATGTGAAGTTGGTCAACTCATCATTGAATCCCAACAAGAACAAGTGTATTGATGCAACCTTCGTCAACTCCATCAAGAATGCTTGCTGTATTCTGTTGACGGTTCTTGTAAATCTAATATCCATAAGTGCAAGGTTCTTACCGTCACCCACACCTTCCTCGAAGTTAAGGAATGACTTTGGTATTCTAAGTGCGGTCATAACCTTGTTCTGCACGAACTTAATGTCATCAAGAGCTGTCATGTTCTGACCTGCTGCAAGTGTATCAATAGGTGTTGGAGCTGATTCGTCTCTAACTGGTATGAATATATCTTGGTCAATTGACAAGATATTCTTACGAAGGTCAACTTGACCAGTCACTGGGTCAATAATTGGAGTTCTCTTGAACTCGTTTGCAATCCTCTCGACATATCCTTGAACATCGGCATCGTCAATAGCACCAACGAATATCTTATACACACGTCTCTCAAATGAACGTTCAAGACGGTAGATAAGCATCATATCCTCCATAAGAGAAAGCATACGCCAGTGTCTACGTGCTGCATTAAGGTAACTCACACCGTAAGGTAGATAAAGTGAGTTGGTAAGCAATCTGAAATGGGCAATCTGCCAATCACGGAAAGGAATTTGTGAATTGTTGTCATCCAACCAAATGAACTGGGTTGAAAGGTCTGCATCATTCTTTGTTATACCGTTTACTGCGATTGAGGCACCAGCACCATATGGATTCTGAATGCCATTCTCAATTCTCTCAATGTTAAATACTGGAAGTTGCTTCCAACCTTTAACACCATTCTTGTGGTCAACATCCAACAACATGAACTGATTACCATACTTACACATTGCACGGATAATCATCTGACCTGTCAATTGGATATTAAGACGGTTTACAAACAAATCCTCAAGAATACTCTTGATTCTTTCAGACTTTGAATAAACATTTACAACCATTCCCTTGTCGTTAACGATTGTACTCTCTTCTGATACTATGTCAAGTGCTGCACCTATCTCTGGGAATGCATCCATCAAGTCAGCATCACGATACATAAGCTTGATGTTATTAAGACCAGCATATGCAGTAACGGATAGATTAACATTTGCCTTAATCCATCTGTTTTTCAAATATCTATCTTGTTGTAGCTCAAGCTTTTTCTGCAAATAGTCCTCCTTATCAGTGGTCTTGTAAATCACTGCATTGTCACTAGGCTGAGTCATATCATATGAATTGATATGAGGCTCTGCTATTGATGTGGTAGGAGAAGCCCAATTGCCAGTTATAGCTTTATCTAGAGCTTGGAAAACTGTACTCTTCTTTGCCATTACTATATTGGTTTATTAATAAAATATAAGTTCTTAAATATAAATATAAATATTACTTCATACCTATTTCATTGCTCCAAACAACCACATATGAGTACCATTCACATGTTCAAATTTCTTAACAGCCTTGTTACTGTTATAGAATGGAAGACCTGCTTGAGGTGCAATTGTCCTACCATTTCCCATCTTTGGTTTATTGATGTTTATTGCACTTGACATCATATAAGCATTCAACATTGCCTTATCCTTGCTAACCGTATTCTGTATTCTATTAACGGTGTACTGCATGACAAACAATCCCATTGCAAGTGAACAGATTGTATCATCGTGAGCACCCTCTTGGTGGTCTATTCTAGCGTTATCACCCTTGAATATCCAAGTTTCCAACTCATTGATAACTCTTGCTGAACGAATCTTGAACTCATTGTTACGGACAAGTCCTGCAAAGTTTGACAATACTGGATAACGGTTTCCTTGGAAGTGGAAACCTGGCAATTTATCCGTATATCCGTCATAGTTCTTTGTTGACCTCTGAACCATGTATGTCTTCTGGCTCATATCCTCATAGTACATGTTCTTATATCCCATGTTAAGAAGGGTGATGATTGCAGCATCACCTTGACCACCAGTTGCATCGACAACTATGAAAGCCTCATTATACATTGTTGCATATTGATAACACAATGCACCGATGTCATCACCAAGTTTCTTTCCAACATATTCAGCAACTTGCTCGATGATAGGCATACCATTCTCATCCCTACCGTCCATGTCAATCACCTCAATGGCTGTACGGTCAGCAGACGTACCTCTAGATGGGTCGCATGAAAGGATATAACGGTGTCCCTCGATAGGTTTCTTCCAGAACCAAGTCTCTTCAACCAATGGGTCTGCGAAATCCTCCCACGGCTCTCTTGTGTTAAGT